GCTGAAATATATCCACCAGAATATCCCATCGCAAAATAACCACGAGGAACAATCGATGTTGACTTTTTAGGTGGTTCAGGCATCTTGGCTAAAGTCATTCCCCATGCTCCTAAACCAAGTGGTAAGAAGTCGGCAATAATAGCAGCGAATGCAGAAGCAGGATTTAATACCTTAGCAATAAACTCTGGACTATTACCTGTAGGATACGCCCAGCCTGAAGTTAATCCTGGTAAAGGAGCAACGATTGGAGCAGATATAGCAGGAGGTAATAATGCAGGTACACTTGGTATTGATACACTTACAGCTGGTGGACGATATAAACCATTATATGCAGCTCCTGTTGCTGTCATAAGTGGTGCACCTAAATTAGTAAAGTCACCACTTGTTGCTATTACTGCCGTTGCGACAACTGATGGAGAATTAACAACACTACTTGAAGTAATGATACCTGAGTTAATAGCAGTAGTATTAAATACTCCTGTATGAGAAGTTGATACCGAAGCGATTTGCATTGTTGGTGTAGTTAAACTCCAACCCGGTGTTGGTACAGCAGTTCCTGTTAGAGGAGTAGGCGGTATTTTACCACTTGCTAAACTAATTATGTTTGAAGCTGTATTATGTATATCACCTGGTGTAGATAACTTAATTGCTTTAGTTGAGAATACATCGTAAGTATTTAATGCAGTAGCTTTAATATTTTTGGCAACAAAGTTTAATTGATTTCTTGCTTCAAATTGTATTTCTTTTTTCGCAAATAAAGTAGCAATACCTGCGTTGGCTTCGATCTTAATATCTCCGCCTCTCATTTGAACCTGATCACTTGCATTTAAATTCATTTGACCGCCAACACCAAACTCTGCGTGACCATGCACAAGCAATTTATAATCGCCTTCTATTTCTTCTGTTTTATTTCCTTTTACATAAACATGAGCGTTACCATTAACTGTAACTACACTATGACCTGATGATTCGTGTTTTGTTCCAATATTAATTTCATAACGATCTGCGGCAGCTTTTTCAGAAACTGTACCTTTTGAATCTATTTGAATATATGCACCACTATCGTGATGAATCATAATTCTTTCTGCACCAGGAGAATCATCTAATTCAATACTGTGTCTTCCTGATTTAATTACTCTATTATATGGATATTTGGCTGCGTAAGCTGGTGGAGGTTCAGACCACGTTTCATCTGTATCAGCAATCTTTTGATCATGCGTACGATTGGCTGCTTGTTGTAATAGATAAGTTTCATTTAATAATTCACCGCGAGCTAATCTATCTGGTCCGCCGCCTGCGTTGAAATCATTTGGAGTATAACCTCTTGCTAATAGATCACCATTCTTTTCAGGAATAACACCTTCACCGTCTTTAGTTGGATCTGAGACTGTATTATACATACCAGGTAATAAACCTAATATGATTGGATGTTGTGCCATTCGTCCATCTAAGAACATTCCGTATACATAAGATCCTAATGATGGTGGTGGATTGTTTGGATCGTAATTACCTGCTGCACACATTGCCCAAGGCAAATCTTTTGTTTCAATTTCTTGATTTGTTCCGTGTACGCCAAACGCTCGAACTCTTACTCGACCTTCGTGAGTTTCATCGAGATTGCCTTCAACCATACCGATGAAGAAGAACGGATTACTTATTCCTGTACCATCAATCATATATCACCTTTTTGCCAACCATATTTTATCGCTTCGACTTTAGTACTCAGCGTGTTCATCTCCATTGAATGGTCAACGCTAGCAATTAAATATTTGCCACTCAATCTTTCGTTTTGTTTACTTTCTAACGCAATGTTAGGTTCTTGTGTAATTAGATTAATCACATCGCCTGGTACCAAATCTATCCTGCCTTCAATACCCAAAGAAACTGTTGAATTATTTAAATGGTAATTATAAGCAACTCTGTTTTGAATAATCTCAACCATATTTTGTGGTGTACGAAGTACTTGACCTGGTATTGAAGCAACTCCATCAGGTTGCCAATCTCTGTATACCACATATTGCTTTGCGTTTTTGTTTTCGTCTTTAAATGTTTCTTTTATAAATTTATCTGAATGTACTGCACCAACGTTTGATGTTCTTGGTTGTCCTGTCATACCAATGTATTTCTTTTTTGCGTTTTGATAATCAAATTTATAAGAAGTTCTTGTATGATTCACGAAATCAATTTCCATTACCGTGTTCTTATAAGCACCACTATCAATGTCAGCGCCTGTATCAACATGATTCTGATTAGAAAAAGATACAACGTTTCTTACCATTATCTTAGCNTATTGTGAGGCGTCTTGTTCTGAAAAGCTTAAATAGTAAAAGTCTTTAATTTTACTTTCATTCTTTATTGCTCTTTTTAACATCCATTCGTCAGTTACCCAATAGTAACCATCAAAAGTTTCAAAGAAACGATACATGTTCGATGGAGATTGTGATCCTGCTTTTGATTTACTTGCCAAGAAGTTCATTGCTTGGGCTGGAGTATAATCAGGAATGATCGTTCTCATCTGACCATCAGATTCTTCGATATAAAACGCTCTTCCTTTATTTGAAGTTAATTGTAAACCTTCAGAGTTATCAGGCATTTCACCAACTGACGTTGCTGTACTTAATTCTTTATTTGAATTAAAATACTTTTTAAATATTTCTCTAGCAGCATATGATCCTGATATATTTGTAAAGGCAGTTATCACGCTTTGTATTCCTGCTCTAAAGGTTGTTCTGCTTACAAAGTGTAATGTATAAAAATAACCATCGCCTAAATCGTTTTTACTTAAACCATCAATTTTAACTATTTGACCTTTAATGTTTAATTCTGTTTGAAGATCATGTCCTTTAATTATTAATTCTAATTCTTCTTCTGCCCTTAATGGGAAATCGTGTAACGTTCCAACTTGGTCTAAGACCTTAAGTGTTCCAGAAAAAGAAGAGCTATAGATAGATTGCTTTAGATTAAATCCATATATCAAAGCAGTAATAGAAGCGTCTCTATTGTCCACCGATTTAATCATAGCGCTTTCTATAGTACAATGAGAAGGATTAAAAGATTCTGACATTATTCAGTACTTACCGAGTTTTTGAATTCACGTGATANTTGACCTAAGAANGCNTTATCGAATAAAAAGATTTCTTTTTTGTTATCATTGATTTGCTCTTCATATTCAAAGATGCGATAAGGAACCCAATCTTCAGGAATGATTCTTTTAATGATTATCTTCTGTCCACGTTCAGTACGCATAATCACGCGATCTTCTTTACGAAGATAAATTGTTCGGAATGATTCCGGTGCTAAGATAATATTATCAACTGCCATTTGTTATTTCCTAAACTGTTTTAACATAGTATATAATGTTTTCGTCAATTGTTTCATCTTTGGTCCAATCAAGAACNTCTTCTCCGATTCTACCAGACTGTGCTTGGTACTTATCAACCATGTAGTCGTTAAAAGTTTGAGTATTCATTGGCCATTCGTAATATGGATCTATGATATTGTTTGCCATGTACACTAACCAAATATAATCTACAGAGCCATAATAATCCAAGGCAATATCTTCTGCCCTCTCGCTTTCTTTAACTGTATAAGAATAATAAAGATAGGGGTTATTTGCGACTGCTCTTGCGAACGAAGGTCTTCGAGATATATCTCTAACCTTTCTACCTTGGTAATCTATAACCGGAAAATGTTCAAAGTATTTNGTTGCCATTATTNTCCNNCTCCGTCTTTAGGCTCTGCATAATCTTCAGCCGTTTGTATTTCGAGTTCCTTAAAGCTCATAGAAAGTTTAACACCCTGAGGTACACCACCTTCAGCAATAATAATTTCACCACTTGCTCCATAGTCAATAGTTATATTATCGCACATGCATGGTTTAAATCTAAGGAAATGCGATTCATCAATACCTAATAGATTAATACTAACAACCGCAGGATATGTTAAAAAGGCTCGAGCTAATGTGTTACCTGATAGAGATCCTTCGACCCCCGCCACACCATCTTTGCTGGCACCAGTTACAGATTGTACGGTTGGTAATATGTTTCTTTTTATTGATCTTATGATTTTTTTAATAGCTTCTGCTTCTGCTTTACTTTCAGGATATAGTGTCCAATCAAACGAGAAGGCTCTTAGCTGAACTCCTTCGAAAGAAAGCGTTGATTGAGGGTTAATTGCAGTTCCTCTCGAAGCACCTAATGCTTTACCTAATCCTGATGAAAAACTATTTATAGCATTAGCACCCATGAACGACGCTATCCTAGAAGCTTGACCTGCTACCTTTTCCTGGCCTGGAGTCTTTGCTTTATCTCCAAACACTGTGTCAATTGCACCTTTCATACCAGCTTCACCCAAAGCCATCAGTTCTGAACCAATGTCACTAAAGTTGCCTTCAAACGCAGGAGCCAACGTATCAGCAATAAACGATTCTAAGAAAGATCTTTCAAAGCCATTTATATTAAGACCAGTTGCATCTGTTAATGTACTAGGCATTGGAAGTTCAACAGCCAGTAGACCAGTTTCTGTAGCACTTGTAAAGTCACTCCTTCTACCTGTCTTATTCGCGCCTACGCCTAGTGTTAAGTCTGAATAATCATACTTCTTGAATATTAATTGAATGCCGTGCGGGAATCCACTCGCAGGAAAGAAGAGTCGTTTAGTATCCCCACGATTCCCTTCTCTTAATGTTTGGTCTGGTCTTGCCATTCTTTATTTCCTTTGCTGTCTCCGTCTAATTCTAATAAATATGTATACGGATAATGTAATTATTTATAATAAAAATCGGAAAGTATATTATGGCATATAAGGGTAAATTTAGACCAAAAAATCCGACCAAGTATAAGGGTGACCCTACAAAAATTATTTATAGGTCTTTGTGGGAGTTCAAGGTATTTAAATGGATGGATTCTCACCCAGATGTAATATGGTGGCAATCTGAAGAAGTGATTGTTCCATATAGATCGCCGATTGACGGAAAGATACATAGGTATTACCCGGATGTGGTTGTACATAAAAGAGACGGTACAGGGCAACCTCAAACAATTATGATTGAGATTAAACCAAGCAGTCAATGTAGACCTCCTGATATTAAAAATAAGAACGCGACAAAGACAGGTAGAATATCGAGAAGATATTTAAATGAAGTTAAGACATGGGGTGTTAACGAAGCAAAATGGAAAGCAGCAAAGAACTTTTGCGCTGACCGCGGATGGCAGTGGACAATAATGACAGAAAAACATATACCAGGAGCACGTTAAGTGGCAAGCTTATTCTCAGATATTCTAGTAAAAGGAATAACATCAGGACAAGTGCCTGCTAGAACAAAAGGTGCGAGGGAATGGTACCGTAAACAAGCAACGTTAGCAGTAGGTAAAAGAATTACAGAAGATGAGATTGTAGGTAATACTGATAAAGGAAGAAACAAAGCGCAGTTACGTGGTGATTCTGTTTATGGATCAATGTACTTTTTTAGGTATGATCCTAAACATAAATCTACTTTACCATACTATGACGCCTTCCCTTGCATATTTCCAATAAATAAGGTAAAGGGTGGTATACTTGGATTGAATATGCATTACTTACCACCAAAGATGAGAGCCCAATTAATGGATGCTCTTTATACAACTGTATCAGACAAAAGCTATGATGAGAATACAACATTGAATATAAACTATAAGATTTTAAATAGTGCTGCCAATATGAAGTTCTTTGCACCTTGTGTTAAAATGTATTTGGCAAAACACGTAAGATCTAAGTTTGTTAAAATCAATTCATCGGAATGGGACACTGCGTTATTTTTACCAGTACAAAGTTTCCAGAAAGCCGGGTCAGCGAAAGTTTGGGCAGACTCAAGAAAGCTCATAGCGGGGAATTAATAAATGCCATTTAACATTAGTGAATTTAAAAGTCAGTTCGATAGATATGGCGGGCCAGCTATGGCTAATCTATTTTCTGTTCAAGTAACACTACCACCTCAGCTTCGCGCAAGAATACAACCAGCAGAAAATAATGCTTTTAACATGAGTCATACGTTTACTTTCTTTTGTCATAAGATGGATATACCTGCGATTGGTATTAATACATCTGAAGTANCATATACNGGACAAATGAAAAAGAAACATCCAACAAGAGTTCAGAATCCAGGCCCTATGAGTGCATCTTTCTTTGTTGATTCTGATCATCATGTTTTAAGGTTCTTTCACGCTTGGGCTCAAAACATTATAAATTATAATAAAGGCGATGGTGCATTTGCCGAAGTAGATGGTAAACTTCCACATGAAGTTGGATTTAAGGAAGACTTTGCATGTGATATGATTATTAAACATTATTCAACAGATTCTTATCCTGACGTATATTACGAAACTAAACTACAAGGAGTATGGCCAGTATCTATTGGAGCATTGAGTTTAGATTGGTCAACAAAAACAGCTCTTTCATTAGATGTTCAGTTTACAGTTACTGATATGTCATTCGATGGAGCAAAGTCAGGAAAAACGAATAGCAGATTATCGAGAGCAAGCGGCTTGTTAGATATCCTTGGAGATATCGCAGGCTTCGGAGACGCGGTAAGAGGAACATTAAAAAGCGGGAAACCGACAAGCATACAGGATGCTATCAATAAATTAGATAGACTTGGTAATGCATTTGGAAAAATATAAGTGATACAATTTTAAATTATAGGAGTATAGTATGGCACTACCAAAAATTAACTTACCAATCTCGGAATTGATTTTACCGAGTACAGGTGAAAAAACTAAATATAGACCTTTTTCTGTAGCGGAAGAAAAGATCTTGTTAGTTGCACAAGAAGCGAATGACGCAGAACAAGAAGTATTAGCAATGAAACAAATCATTTCTAATTGCTTAATTGAAAAAGATGTTGAAGAACTTGCATTATTTGATTTTGAATATGTTTATTTAACATTAAGAGCACGTTCAGTCGATAACTTGGCTAAGTTCAAAATTAAAGATCCTGACACGGATGAAGAAATTGAATTAGAACTTGATATGAGAGAGATTGATATTGCTCGAGATGAAGCTCATACAAATGAAATTAAAGTAAACGATGAGTATACTCTGTTTCTAAAGTATCCATCTATTAATGAATTCATAAAGATTGTTGGAATGAATAATGACGATCCTTTAGTTAACTATTTTGTAATGATTTCTTGTTTAGATACATTAGCTTCAGAAGATGAAGTACATAGTTTTAAAGATTATAGTGATGAAGATATTGAGTCCTTTATGGATAGTCTCGGTGGGGATGTTATTCGAGGAATTACTTTATTCTTTGAAACAATGCCGAAGATACGAAAAGAGTTACCATATACGAATAGTGAAGGTAAAGAACAAACGTTTGTCGTGGAGGGCACCCGTAGTTTTTTTATCTAAGCCTTAGCCATATAACGTTAGGGCATTACTATCAAATGATTTTCTCCATGGCACAACACCACAAATGGTCTGTGTCCGAAATTGAGGCTATGATGCCTTTTGAAAGAGATCTTTATTTTAGTATGCTAGTACAATGGATAGAAGAACAGAATGAACAACGAAAACAAGGTTAATATAAATGGCTAAAACAACACCAAAGAGCAAAGAGCTAAGTCCAGAGACTCAGAGTATAGTCAATCGTCTTATCCGTGAAGGAGAGCTTGTAAGGAACGACGGCAAGCATTCGATTAAAGAAATTAGAATTGACCTTGGNAAATTTACCGATGCTTTTGCTGCAATTAAAATAAGCTCTGAACAAACAGCTAAAGTCTTAACGGATTCTTGGGAAGGAAACGAAGCACTACTCAAAAATATTGATGAAAGCTTAGTTGGTTTAAATGACACAGAAAAAGATGCTGAACTGGCAAGAAGAGCTCAGGCTAAAAAGGATTCCATCGCAAATAAAGAAAAAAGTGCTGAAAGTATGTTTGGTGCCAAAGTATTAGAGAAAAACTTAATGCTAGGATTCAAAGGTTTAAAAGATGGATTCATGGCAATAAAGAAAGATCCGTTTGGTTCGTTATTAAACATTGGCAAGTGGGCAATTATAATACCAGTATTAGCCGGAGCGATTAAAGGATTGCTTGATAAGATCTTTGGTGAAGGCGAAATGGCTGCATTCTATAAAGGTTTTAGCGAGAGTGCATTTGGTAAATTTATTAAAAACAACCCGTGGACATCTATTGGTATTGGCATAGCGGCAATGGCCGCGGTTAACTGGGCCAAAATGTATCTAGCTATGATGGCCGCAGCGACAATGTTGGGCACAAGAGGTAAAGGTGGTCTTACTGCATTAGGAGGCAAGGCTAGTACGGCTGCAGCTCCAGCTAAAAATGTTGTATCCAAGCTTGGTAAATTCGCGCTTGGTACAATAAGAGGTAATGCAATTGTTGCTGGTGTTACTACTGCGGGTTTATTAATTTATAATAATATGGACGACGGCGAAAAAACAAACCTTGATACAGAGATGGCGAGAATTGATGCAGAATACTCAGGCAAAGAATTAGAAGCCAAAGACAAAATCTTAACTAATTTTGAAAATGAAAGATCAGGTATAGCTGATATCTTTCTAGGAACGGCTGGCGGCGCTGCTGGCGGCGCTGCTACTGGCCTCCTTTTTGGTGGAGTTGGAGCTATTCCTGGAGCAGTTATGGGTGGCTTAACAGGATTCTTTACTAGTGTTTCACAAGTTGGGATAGAATACATTGATGATTTGAACAACGACATTGATGAAATTCCAAACGAAATGGAAAGGTTGTTAAAGGAAGAACAAAGGAAGAACAAGTTATCATTGATGTACGGAAGAACTGAAAAGGCAGCAGAGTTAACTCGAAAGACAACNGAAGGTATGCAAACTTTTGTTAATGACTTACGAGCCAATATGACTACTGATGCAATATTCGGCGATGCAAATATTGCAGCTCTCGAAGCCGCAAGTAAGAGTGAGATAACAGAGAAAGGACGAAGAAAAAATAAAACTGAATATGTTATGTTCGGCGGAGAACTAGTTAGGTTATCAGAAATTAATGAACGTCTCGAAGAAGCTAAAAAAACAAGAGTAAATAGAGAAAGACAATTAAAAGCATCTGAAAGATTACTTGAATTGAGATTAGGTGAAGTAGAATCTGTTGAAACTTCAGTTGATANCGCGAATAATTTAAATGCTCAAATTGATGAAGTAGCGGCAAAGGCAGCTGCAGCTAAACCAAATATTCTTCCTGATGTTGAAGAAAGAGATAAAAAACAAACAGTTGCAGCTGGTGGATTTGCTTTAAACGTAACGAATAATTATATTTCTAAAGGCGGAGATACAATGGTACAGAATAAGTCTGATAATCGAGTATCTTCACAGAATAGTACTAATGCTGTTGTCTTTGGTGGTGGCGGTGGAAGATTTGGCGGTGGAACTGGTTTACCGACTGGCGCCATGGCATAAAAAAGGAACTCCGAAGAGTTCCATAAACGGCTCGGCGGCTGTTACTACCACGGAGATTGTTTTTAATTATTTTCCTTTCAAATACTCAAGTACTTTTTCAGGAGCGGTTTCTCCATACGGATCTGTAGCACAATCNTCTTCCTTGCCATCTTCTACAAACATCCTTTCAACAGTACCATCGTCTACGACCATAGCATATCTCCAAGATCTTTTACCAAAACCAAGATTGTCTTTTGCGACTAACATATCCATTCCTGCTGTAAATTCACAAGATCCATCCGGAATAAATTTAACATTCTTTACTCTTAGATCTTCTGCCCAAGCATTCATAACGAACGTATCGTTACAAGCAATACAATAAACCTCGTCAACACCATTCTCAATAATTTGATCGTATAGTACGTCAAACCCTGGGACTTGATTATTTGAACAGGTTGGGGTAAATGCGCCGGGTAGAGAAAAAACAACTACTCTTTTATTTTTAAAATAGTCTTCCGTTGTAGGATGGGTCCACTCGAACTCTCCGCTATCGACATTTCTACTTCTTACTTTAAAAGTTACATTAGGTATAGTTTTCATTATATAGTTTCCATTTTATAGATGGGAGGCATTGCGCCTCCCAGTTTGATTATAGATTAACCTTTTAAGAATTCCTTCTTAGTATTCTTAGCATTAATCTTTATTTTACGAGCCTTTTTACTTTCTGGAATTATTCGTTCCAATGCAATTGTTAAAAGACCGTTTTTGAAGTTAGCGTCAATTACTTCAATATCGTCCGCAAGAGTAAAACTCCTGGTGAACTTCTTGAAGGAAATACCACGGTGAACGTATTCGCCGCCGCCGTTAAAGTAATCTCCTGCTTCATCCCATGTGGAACGAACAGTTAAATTATCTTCTTTTACTTCGATTTCTACATCATCAATATCAAGACCTGCTAAAGCAAGATCAATAAAGAACTTTTCGCCTTTGTCGGTTCTGATATTATAAGGCGGGAAGCCTTGAGATTGTTGTTGATGCTGTGGGAACTCCGCCAATCTGTCAAAGACTCTATCGAATCCAAGAGCAAAGGGGTGAAGTTGGTTTATATTTAATCCAGTCATGTTATTCTCCTATTAAGCAAGATTAATTGTTATCTGATGGTTTATACCCATCGGTTAGTTGTAAGACCCTATCGGCATCCTACAAATCTATTTATATTATATTATACAACAATCTTAGAAAAATGTCAACTATTTTTTTCCGATATTGTATTTGACTGTTAGTTCCCAATCGTTCTTTTCTTTAAACGAAATGATTTTAATTTGATTTAGAGAAGCGACTGGATCTGCTGACTTTGAAGGATCCACTATTTTAATAAGTTCCCATTCTTCTAATAAGTTCACAATCGTATTACGACGTGATATATCTTCTTCTGATAACGTATTGTGCTTTCCATCCAAAATAAACAATTCTTTAAAATGCAGAATAGCATACCTACCTTTCTTATGTAGGATATGACATGATTGGTATAACTTCTTTTCTTTACGGCTTGAAATGCCTATACGAGTCAGAGTCTCTTTTACTTTGAGGAAAGAATCCTGCGTGGGTAATTCAACTTCGACACCTACTCCCTTGAAAATATCTGTGTCCATGATTTATATTCACCTGTTAATTATAGTTAGTGGCAATGGTCTACACCATATAAGATTATTTATAATAATCCTGTTTTAGCCACCTTCATTAATTTTATCATGGATAGTTTCAAGCTGTTCTTTGTTCAATACCTTAAGATATTGTTTGGCAACAGTTCGGTTGCATTCATATACTTTCTGTATTGCATCTAGGTTAATATCTTTATCAGCCTTTGGCCATTTAGAGAATCNCTTACGCTTACGAAGTACCGCTTTATAATAATCAAACTGAGCTGCATCAAATAAACCATGACGCATATTCATTTCGTTTGCATGTAAGATGGTGTCCTCAAAATTAGTAAAGCCACGGTTCACTACATAAGGCGTATACATCTTTTCAGTGTGTTCAGGTATATCNCTATTACGAATAAGATCTTCCTTAGAAAAGGACGCAGCGTTCATAAAATCAAATGGTGTTAGATCTTTCATCAATCAGCTCCTCGTATTCTTTTACCATAACGTTAAAATGAGAACCACATTTATCACAAAGAGTAAGTTTAGTTTTACCATCTTCGGTATTCATTTCAACCACATAAGATTTCTTTTTTGAAGTTTTGGTACCGCAGTTAAAACATTCAAGTTTTCCAATCATTATGAGTACTCACATTCAATCATTACTTCTGTTAGGAAGGCAACCATATTAATTTCTTGGTCAGCAACCAAACCGGACTTGTACATATAATCAGCCAATGTAACTATAAATCCTGCTTGTGATTGTAATGTGACTTTGCTTGACATCATATCATAGATACGACGAAACATTTCATTCATATCTTGATCTGAGTTCTTGGCAACCCATTTACGCATATCGGTAAATTGTTTTGCTTTGAGTAAACGAAATAGATCATCAATAGATTCCTGNGCAAGATTAACAAAGATACCTTCATCAATTTTACCAGATGCAGCATACGATTGTAATTCAGTTAATACTCTACGGAAATCTGGAAAATGTTTCTCAATTACTTTAGCAACAACCTTAGGATCGTATTGAACTTCTTCTTGGTCAAGTATTGCCTTAACGCGTTTAAAGAATTCCATTGCCATCTGTGGACGGTCAGCAGTATCAATAGAGAAGTCTATTTCAGACAACCTTGAACGTAATGGACTGATAATACGATTCTTGAAATTACAAGTAAAGATAAAGCCACAATTTGAACTGTATTCTTCAATAAAGTTACGAAGAGCAGGCTGAACGTTTGCTGCGTTCAAATAATCTGCTTCGTCAAAGATAACATACTTACGGCCTGTTCCTGTGAGAGAAACAGCGGAAGCGAAAGTAGAGATGTCGTATCGGAGGGTATCTATATTAACATTAAGAGAACCATTCTTTACGATATAATCGCAACCTAGTTCTTCTAACATGGCTTTCGCAATTGTAGTTTTACCTACACCTGGACCACCAGTTAATAATAGATTTGGAACACTTCCGTCTGATACGAACTTGCGNAAGGATTCTTTTGTCTTGCTTGGTAGAATAGTATCATCAACGATTTGTGGACGGTACTTCTCAACCCATAAGACTTCGTTTGATTTTGCATCAATCATAATTCACCATAAACATAATATAAAATAAAAATTTCGAGAAATCAGCAGGGGTGTTTCCACCCCCACCTCTCGAGAAATGAGCTGTAGTTTAATCTACGAGCTTACCAGCCAATTCGCCTTCAGCACCAGTATCAACATTTACGGCGCCTTCACCAACCCCTTCAGGTTGCTTTGGTCCTTTCTGTCTTAGGAATGCTTCGAGTTTATTTCTTAGCATACCGATACCAGCTAGTTCTTGCCCTTGGAATCCACCGCGAGTACTGACCACGTCAATGATCTGTAGTAGCGTTGAGATATCTCCAAGAGTAATTACGGCTTCTTGCTCTTGCTGTTGGCCTTGTTGCATTGCATCATTCATATTCATTACCTTTTATTATAAGTCGACTTTGAATCAATTGCCACGTAATACGTGACGCCTTCGCCTTTAAATTGTGAGATACCTTTTGAACAAAGCGTAACCTCATAATCTATTGGCATTAGTTTCAAGTTATCAGTTTTAATGATAATCCTGAACTCATCGGCAGTTTCCCCAATTTCAACGCCAAAGTCATCTGCGTTGTCGTTGGCACTGTCGATTGCTTTCAGATAGCATTTGCCGCCTTCGCCTACAAACGCAATCTCCGAAAATTGTAATACCCCTGCCGCCTTCAATACTGAAGACAACGTATCTGCCGTTACATCCACAACAACATCAGCAGTAGGAATATTAATTTCCTTTTCTGGTGGAGTGTGAATCATTGATAGATCTGCAAAGACATACTTGGTACGTCTTTTTCCTTCCGAGATAATAAAGTATTTATCAAAAAACTCCACATCTGGATCATTATATAGAGATAAAATTGAAAGAAAGCGCGATAAGTCGTAAATACAAGCATCAGCTGGTATTTCTTGACCGATATTCGCAATCGCAATCAATGTTTTCTCTGGAGTTATAGTCTTAATAACTGAACCAGCTGACAACAAGATTGACTTGTTGATAGAGGTAAAGCTTTTTAGGACCGTCAAGGTTTCGTTAGAAAATTTCATTATATAAGTTTCTCCATTAGTTTATTGTTGTATATTATAACAGGTTTATTTAGATTTGTCAATAGGATTATAAGACTTTCTGTTAGATGTATTATCTGCAGTTGCCGTAACACCTAATTGACCGAGAGATCCCATGTCACCCTTAAAGATATAAGAACCAACATGGTTGATTTTCATCCAAGGACACATCCATACTGATAGACCAGCTTTACGAGCCATTCTACAGAAGAAGTAGTCTTCAGATAAGTACCTTCTAGATTCTGGGTCAATGACACAATCAAAGAAAGCGTGGATATCACGAGTACCGTCAAATTGTTCTGTCCTAACGTGATCTGGTCTATATGCCAATTCAGGATAAGCATCTCGATATTTTTCTAATGCCTCTCTTGTAATTAGCATAAACCCAGTACCGCCTTCGGCAACTTCAACAGGTTCTGCGAGTTTAAATTGTTTTATATCTCCNACTGGATTAAAAACAAAATCTGATGTAAATTTTTCTAAGTCGAAAGGATTCTCTTTACCTACTCCATGTTGAGCAGCTGCAGCTACCTTTTCCCAAGCAATTGTCTTCTTAGGATACGGTCCACATACAACATCGTATTTTTCTGGATCTGAAACTTGTAACGCAAGTAATGCTAACGCGTCACGTGGATCAAATCCAATGTCTGCATCAATAAACAATAAATGAGTACAATCAGAACGAAGGAATTCATCTACGATATAGTTCCTTGCTCGTTGAATTAAACTTTCGTTGAATAGAAAGTAGTACTTCATTGGAATTTTGTGAGAACTACATAGCATACTTAAATCGTTAGTCGACTTAGTATAGATACCTGTACATTGACCACCATACATAGGTGTACCAATAAAGAGTCTTTGTTTTTGTAGTTCTTCTGTCTTTACTTCTAACTTCATACTGTAATTTGCTCCATATCATTTTCTGCTCTAGTGATTGACTGTAATCTTAATACATCAGCCAATATGTCCCATGCCGAATCATGTGCTTTAAATACTGAATCCCACTTATCTTCGTTTGCACAAGGAGGGAATCCGTTCTTCTTTAAACCAAAATCAAACTTTGCATCAATAAAGGTTCTTGTATCTCTAACAGACCAATGCTTAAGGTGTGATTGTAGATGACCTACTTTACCTTGAGACTTAAAGAGTCTTTCAAGAATAACAGGATCAAAGGAATTAGATCTTGACCACCAATAGTTAATCTTTGGAGAATCAATCAAAAAGTCGGTAAACTGTTTCACAAAGTCTTCAACCGATAAGTCTGAACTTCTAGGAGCAATATTCTTTCTTACTTCTGAATCCTGTTTAGACCAAAAGTCGAGAGTGCCTTTATCGACTACCCAACCATAGTTCTTTACTTGTTCTGCTACATCCAATTTAAATTTCTTTGCTTTGAATACATCACTTAAGTTATAGGGATTATCAGATGTAAACTTGTCCCACTGAAATACCATTACAGATACATCAATGACTGCGCAGTTATGAACATCTTGTCCCATTGTTTCGAAGTCGATGATTAAATCGTTTCTCATATGTTTACCTTTAATTTAATATACTATTATAACAAACTTTACTAGTCTTGTCAATAGTTTTATGCAAAGAATTCATCTAAGTTTGGAGTTGTGTCTACACCATTCTTGTCATGTTCCATTAATTGCTTATGGTTATTCTGTCGAAGATAAGTTGACTCTGACATATCGAGTTCGCCTGTAAGGAACTTAGCAATTTCACTATGGAGATCAGCAGATGTTGGTACAGGTACGTTTTGAGCGATATGATTCATTTTCTTCAAACCATGTAATAACTCAAAGTTCTCAGGAAAGCCCATCATATGTAAAGCTTCTCGAATTGTTAATGACCTTTCTTCAGTAGGATGCATTGTATCAACCATGTTACGACCAATTACTGCATTCATATATTCGCCAAAGACATGTACTGAACCATCCCATACACCTTTACCATCAGCAAACTT